TAAAAGAAAAAAACCTCAACATACAAACCATCAACCATAGATTCCCTTCTGTGGAATTTATTGAAGAGGTCTCAAAATCTAATGCAAACTTTTTAATAAACTGTATAGGTAGCATACCGCAGAGAGGGGAAAGCGGCCTAAACTTTATAATTAACAATTTTTTACTTCCAGTTTTTTTATCAAATTATTTTAATGGTAGAATTATACACCCATCCTCTGATTGCGAAGATATAAAAGCCAAAGATTTATATGCAGAAAGCAAAGTTAAAGCTTTCGAATATTTAAAAAACAAAGATAAAGTGAACATAATAAAATGTTCAATCATCGGTCCAGAGTTAAGTTCTAAAAAATCTTTATGGGAATGGTTAGCTAACAATAAAGAAAAATCTTTACCAGGATACACTAATCATTTTTGGAATGGGATAACAACGCTTGAATGGTCAAAAATAGCTTTCAAAATAATCAAAGGTGAAATAACCAAAAAGACATTAACAGTTGGCACCGAAAAAATATCAAAATTCAATCTTTTAAAAATACTTAACAATCAGCTTCATCTAAACAAAAAAATATTACCAAAGCCATCAAAAACCGCTATTGACAGATCTGTTTATAGCGATTTAACTGTTGATGATATAGAAAAACAAATAAAAGATCTTATTATATGGTACAATAAATAAAACAAATGAAAAAAGTAATAATCACAGGAGTAACAGGACAAGACGGCAGTCACATGGCTGATTATCTTTTAGCCAACACAGACATTGATGTAATAGCTGGGGTGCGCCGCCTTTCAGTAAAGAATCATGAGAACATCAAGCACTTAGCAGACAATCCTCGCTTTAAATTAATTGATCTTGATATTACAGACCAGTCAAATGTTGATCGTGTTATCTCAGAAGAAAAGCCAGATTATTTTATTAACTTTGCAGCCAATTCTTTTGTTGGTGTCAGTTGGAACATGCCAGAAAACCACATGAATACAAATTGCATGGCTGTTCTTTATCAACTTGAGGCTATTCGCAAACACTGCCCAGAGTGCCGCTATTATAACGCAGGAAGCTCTGAAGAGTTCGGCGACGTAGTTATCACCCCACAGGATGAGACGCACCCACTGCGCCCTAGAAGCCCTTACGGAGCATCTAAAGCTGCCGCGAGACATTTGGTTAAAGTTTGGCGTGATTCTTATGATCTTTATGCGGTGCAAGGGTGGTTATTTAATCACGAAGGAACAAGGCGTGGTGAAGAATTTCTAACTAGAAAAGTCACCAAAGGTGTTGCCAGAATTATTAAGGAAATGAGAGACGGCAAAAAAGTTATCCCTCTTGAGCTTGGAAACCTTGAAGCCAAAAGGGACTGGTCTGATGCTGAAGACTTTGTGGCTGGAATTTGGCTAATGCTGAATCAAGAAAAACCAAAAGAATACGTATTAGCTTCAGGAGAAACATATACCATTCGTGAGTTTGTTGAGTCTGCTTTTGGATTTGCTGGTTTTAATCCAGACGAGTGCCGCTGGGAGGGTGAAGGATCGCACTCCAAGTATTATCACCGCGAAAAACTTCTTGTTAAAATAAATCCAAAATATTACAGACCAGCAGAGGTCAACTTATTACTTGGTGACCCGACTCTTGCTGAAAAAGAGATGGGCTGGGAGAGAAAAACAGATTTTTATGGTCTTGTAAAAAAGATGGTTGACAGGGATTTAGATCTATTATAAGATCTTACTATGCCTAGAGGTAAAAAAAGATGCCCAGAGTGTAATGTGTTTTTGGGGGTGAGGTCTTTGCATTGTGAGTGCGGTTTCAAGTTTGAGGAACCAACCAAAAGAAAGAAGCAGAGAAGCAAAGTCCCAGCGAAGCCTAAAATAAACAAAAGAAAAATTATACTTCGTTTATTAAACGAGCCAAAATTAAGCAAGCGTATGTTCTACGCCAGAGAGATGAAGTTGCTTAATGATTTATGCAACCGCTACTCTCTCGAATTTATGGATGTAGTAACCTTTTGGAAGAAATTGGATTCTCTCGCATATCTTCTCAGCTCCAAACTAAAAGATACCATGGATAAAAAATGGAGAGCTTTTAATTACAAGGTTGACAAGACTAAATATAAAGAGTATAATATAGGGGAGAAGGTCGGAGAAGACAAAGAAATAAAAAAAGAGACAAAAACAACTAAAGATTTTTTAAATGAGTAAAGAAGAAAACAATTCCATTAACCTATTAGACAGGTTTCTTAAAGCGAACAAGGACGACCATTATAATTTCGAAGAAGAAATTGATTATAAAGTATCAAGCGGTTCATTACAATTCGACCTTCAGTTAGGAGGAGGCTTCGGTCCAGGCTTGCACCGTTTTTGCGGTATGAACGAGGGAGGCAAAACATCTGAAGCTTTAGAGGTTATCAAAAACTTCCTAATTACAATACCCAGATCCAAAGGTGTTTATATAAAAGCCGAAGGAAGGCTCTCTAAAGAGATGAGGGATAGGTCTGGTCTTGAGTTTGTTTTTAATGCAAAAGATTGGGTTGAAGGTACATGTTTTGTGTTTGAATCCAATATTTATGAAACGGCGGTAGATTTAATGAGACAACTTGTAGCGGATAATGAGAACGATACCAAGTATTGTTTTGTTCTTGATTCTGTAGATGGGCTCATACCAAAGAATGACATGGACAAAGGGTTTGAGGACTCTTCTAAGATTGCTGGAGGCGCTGTAATTGCGGGAACCTTCATGAAAAAAATGTCTATTGCCTTAGCGAAGCGAGGTCACATGGCAATTTTTATTTCCCAAGTCAGGGCAGACATCAAACTTGACCCATACACAAAAGCCCCAATTAGACAGACAAGCGCTACAGGAGGCAATGCGCTGCTTCACTTTGCCAATTGGATTATTGAGTTTGAACCAAGATTTAACAAAGATGTTATATTGCAAAACCCGTCTATTAAAAAAATGGACATGCAAAAAAATCCAGCCATTGGTCACTTCGCTGTTGTCACGGTTAAAAAGTCCCCCAATGAAAAAACAAACTCTAGGATAACTTACCCCTTGAGGTACGGTCGCAAGGGCGGGAATTCTATATGGATTGAAAAAGAGATTATTGATTTAATGTATGCTTGGGAGTTCCTTAAAAAAGGAGGAGCATGGATATCTGCTACCGAAGATTTTAAAGAACTCTTGGTTGAAAACGGCCTTGAGTTTCCAGACAAAATACAAGGAGAGAACAACCTTTTCAAACTAATCGAAGACGACAAAAACCTTTCTAACTTCTTAATCAAATATTTCAAAAATGCAATATCTGAGTTATCATGAAGTTTTTAGACCCTTTTGGTAAACCAAGAAACCTAAAGAGCGCTAAAAAATACCTTGTTGATTGGGAGGCTAAAAGCAGAAGTAAATTTCAAAGCAGGGTTAAAAGTTTCCTTGAGCCTTACTGGAAGAATGATATTGTTTTTGAAGAGTTTAGAATTGTAGGGACAAGATTATCTCTTGATTTTTATAATGCGAACAAAAAAGTCGCAGTCGAAGTCCAAGGAGATCAACATGTTCGTTATGTAAAACATTTTCATAAGAACAGGTTAAAATATCTGGATCAGTTAAAAAGAGACCAGAAAAAGCTTGACTTCTGTGAGCTTAATGATATAAAGCTGGTAGAGGTTTATACAACCGACACCATAAACGCCTCGTTGTTTAAAGACCAAAACGCAAACTTATGAAAGAACAAGAAAACATAGAATTTTCAATACCAGACAACTTTATAGAAAAAATTTATGAATTTAGCGGCGGCGCAGATAAATATAAAGGAATGATACTAGCTGTCTGCACAGAGACAGGTTCTCCTACTGTATATTCCAAATATGATTCCTCTATAGTTGAGCTTGGTTTAAAAAAAGCAGTTTCAGATTTCGTGGCTGGAAACTTTGAAGAGTTTAAAAAATAAACAATAATGATTTATAATCTAGAATTAGAAAAGCAACTATTAGCCGCCTTAATTAAGGAGCCAGAACTATTTTCTGAGATAGCCAACTTTATAGATCATGATGATTTTTATTCAGAGGAATCGAATCTTCACAAAACCATTTTTACTATAGTAAAACAAGCTATAGAAAACAGCGAGGATATTGACGAGGTTATTATTGCCCAAAGGATAGCGAGTATAGGTTTGTCTTTTGAAGACAGGCTTAACCCAGCAGATTATATAAAATCTCTTGCACTTAGAAAAGTTCCTAAAGGGAATCTAATTAAGACTGCCAGAGAACTAAAAAAGATTTCGGTTAGAAGGGGTATTTATAAAGCCGCTCAAGACATGGCGAAAGCAATGAAGTCTGTTTCTCCAGAGACGACATATCATGAAATTATAGAGAAGGCCGATAATGTTTACAACTCCAGAATCAATTTATATGAGATAGGTGAAGACGAGCCTATTAATATATATGACGAAATGGAATATATGATTGAGGACAGAGGTAACAATCCAATTGAAGAGTTTGGAATGATGGGTCCTCATAAAAAAGTCAATGACATGTATGGTTCAATATTAAGACCAGGAAACATAACAGTTGTCGTCGCTAGGTCTGGGGTGGGTAAAACTCAGTTTTGTATGCACTACGCCACACAGGTCGCGTCTCAATATGATGTTCCAGTATTGCATTTTGATAATGGAGAGATGAGCAAAGAAGAACTTATAATGAGACAGTGCGCCTCTATCTCTGGAATACCATCCCATCTACTTGAGAGTGGAAAATGGAGACAAGCGGGTGATGAGGTTGTGGCTAAAGTAAGAGAGACTTGGGACAAAGTTAAGAACTTGAAGTTTTATTATTATAATGTTGGGGGCATGGATGTTGATTCTATGGTTAACACATTGAAAAGATTTTACTATTCCAAAGTTGGAAGAGGCAACAGAATGATTTTTTCTTTTGATTATATTAAAACAACAAGCGAAGCCTCTGCTAATAAAAATGAATGGCAAGTAGTTGGTGAGATGGTAGATAAGTTTAAGAAGTGTGTCCAAAAAGAAATACTTTTTGATGGAGAGCCAATCATACCAATGATAACTTCTGTTCAATCAAACAGATACGGGATAACGAACAACAGAAACGCATCAAACATAATTGATGATGAAAGCATTGTTTCTCTTTCTGATAGGATTATACAGTTTTGCTCTCACATGTTTATTCTAAGAAATAAGACTGCTGATGAAATAGAAGTTGAAGGAGGAAGGTTTGGCACTCATAAATTTATCAACATTAAATCTAGGCACCTTGGAAAAGACGTTGCTGGCGCTCTTGAGCCTGTCCAGATAGATGACTCTCTTAGGAAGAATTTTGTAAACCTTGAGTTTAAGAACTTCAACATTACAGAGTGCGGTGACCTTCGTGATATAGCAAGGTCTTTAGAGGGCGGGGGCGAAATTGACGGGTCAGAGCCCGATTCTTTACCAGATTTTGAAAATGTCTGATATGTATAAACAAATTTTAGAAGAACTTGGATATAAGCTGGTTGATCATGGCAACCATTGGAGAACTAGTGCTGTTTATAGAGACGGGGACAACGCTAGTGCGATTCAGGTTTATAAAGATAGCGGTGTTTGGACAGACTACGTTGATGACAGTGGACACAAGCCCCTTAAAAGATTAGTAGAACTTACCTTGAAAGGTCAGCCAGACAGATTAAAGTCTGTTTTAAAATCACTCGACTTAGAACCCGACAATCTTAAAGAATACAAACCAAAAACACTTATTGAAATGGAAAAAGTTTACGACGAATCTATTCTGGAAAAATTATTTCCAAATTATAATTTCTATGACAACAAAAGAATATCAGATTTAACACAAAAATCTTTTAAGGTTGGGCTTGCTGGTTCTGGTAATATGTATAGGAGAATGGTGTTTCCAATTTATAATGAACACTCTCAAATCATAGGCTTTTCTGGGAGAAAGGTTGACGATGGTCCTTCTCCAAAATGGAAACACATAGGCAAGAAAAACAATTGGATATACCCCGCATATGTTCCAAACAAAGAAACCGTTGATTCAATCATAACAAACAAACAAGAAGTTTATTTGGTTGAAAGCATAGGAGATGCCATGGCTCTTTATGAACAAGGGGTTAAAAATGTGTTGGTTATATTTGGTCTCTCTGTAAGTGCATCAATTATTAGCTACCTATCAAGCAAAACCATAAACAAAATAATCATTGCTGGCAATAACGACTTCAACTCTAAAGTTAATAGGGGTCTCATGGCATCAATAAAAAATTATTTTAAACTATCAAGCTACTTTGACTTAGACGTTATGTCTATTAAGGTTCCACCTAAAGGTTTTAATGATCTTGGTGAGGCTCATGAGGCAGGTTCAGATTTAGTTTCTTGGTCTAAAACAGAAACAGATCCAGAAAAACAAAGAGAATTCATCTCTGACTTTGTAAGAAAGAATGATCAAAAATTTGCGAAGTCTCACATTAAAAAAGCAAAAAAATTAAATGAGTGAACCCCAAACAACATTATCCGCCAGTAGAATTAAAACAGCTGAAAGTTGTTCTTGGCTTTATTGGTGCAAGTACAAATTAAATCTTCCAGATAAAAGCAATGATGGTGCCAGAAGGGGTTCAATTTGTCATTTAGTTTTTGAGGTTCTAGGTAACCCTAGACACAGAAAGCATTTCGAGCAAATCAAGAAAACACTTAATGTATTTAGTTCTGAGCCCATTAAGCGTTTAATCATGAAACACGCCGTAAAGGAAGGCGTTGACGATAGTGAAAATGTTCTGTTGATGAAAGAGATGACATTGAATGGTTTGATGTATGATTTTTTTGGAGACACGCATAGCGAACCAACAGAAGAACACTCTGAAAAAGACTTTCACATTACAGTTAACAACGGAACTGTAAGATATAAAATTCGCGGTTTTATTGATAAGTTATTTCTTTATGAAGATAAGAAATATGCATTGATCAGAGACTTTAAAACAAGCAAAGCCACATTTAAAGGTAAAGAGCTTGAAGATAATATGCAAGACTTAATGTACAGCCTTGCCGTAAGACATTTATTTCCAGAATACGACACTAAACAAAGCGAATTTTTGTTTTTAAAATTTGATTTAATTCCAGATGTTAAAGATACTGGTGTTATAAAAATGACCCCTTTAGATGAGGATGATCTTTATGGTTTCGAGCATCACCTTACAGAAATACAAGAATATCTAGATGGCTTTAATGAAAAGTCTGCCACCAAAAACATGGCAGCATATAAGGGTTTTCCAGACGACGGCTCTTTTAGCTGTAAACTGTTATGTGGTTTCGCTAAAGAGAAAGGGCAACTCAAAAAAGACGGAACTCCAATGTGGCATTGTGGAATGAAGTTTGATTTCTTTTATCACGAAATTAAAGACGAAGACGGCAATTTTGTTAAAACATGCTTCGAGGAAGATTTTTCAGAAGACATGGTTCCAGAGGGAGGTTCTCATGAGATGAAATATTATCCTGG